GGTACTGGTTAAGCCAGCCACTATCGCAGTGGCCTGTTTAATTGTTTTAATATTCTGTGTTAAGTTATTGATTAACATATTTACTACTCCTTTGTTGTTAAAATACTACACACAGCCTTTGTGCTGGTGTATGGTGATAATTATACACACATTATTTTAAATAGGTGGGTTTATTATGAATTAATTTATACATACTCTACACACTATGCTGTGTATGGCTTTACTGGCTATTAATGGGACACACGCGGGCCATTATGTGGGTCTATTAACCATAATCANTGCCACTTATATCCATAATTATCCNNACNNGATCACACTCACTCACTGGCCCTGTGTTATTCCTATGGCCACACTGGCCACTGCTGGCCCCTTTTAGCCACGTGGAGCCACTGGTAGAACCACTGGCCTTTTTTAGCCACCAGAGGCACGGGGAGGGGCCCATTATCGCAACACACACACGTGTGGTGACTCAATAGCACATCAGAAGCTAATTCCACCTGGACCCTACCTGAACCTAAGTGGTCACAAAGTCCCACTTATGACCATAAAAGGCCATAAAAGGAGTCATAATTTCCCACTTGGCTTCTATTTAAGTAACAGATTTAATATTGGAAAGGGAAGAGAGTTTGCTATTATAGGAAAAGTATGGTATAATAAAGGTATAAGCTAATAGTTTTTATAACACCTCCCTATTTAGGACAAAGGAATGGCAGACGGAAGAAGAAATAATAAAGGTAATCCCTTAATGAAAAAAGGGGCTCCACCACTAAACCCAGCAGGGAGACCTAAAGGTTCAGTAAACAAATACACAGCTCTTAGTAGAGAATTATTATCCGCTAAAGGACCTGAGATAGTAGAGAAGGTAATAGAGATGGCCCTGGAAGGGGACAGACACTGCCTTAAGATGTGTATGGATAGAATTGTACCTGCACATAAAGCAGTAGAGATTAAACATCAACATCAAGACTTAGGTATTAATATTATTGTTGAGTCAGTAAAGGCAATAGAGAAGAAAGAAAAGAAAGAACAAGAGATATTTGAGGCAGAGGTAGTCAGTAATGGCTGACATAAAGGTTAAACTCCACCCGGCCCAGATGGAAATCTTTACAAGTGATGCTAGATTTAAAGTAGTTGCGGCAGGAAGAAGATTTGGTAAATCAAGGTTAGCTGCTTGGGTGTTATTAATTAAGGCCCTACAGTCAACCAGTAAGGATGTGTTTTACATAGGCCCTACATTCCAACAAGCTAAAGATATTATGTGGGGGATGTTGAAGGAACTAGGGGCTGATGTTATTAAAGCAGCCCACGAGAACACAGCTGTATTAACATTAATAAACGATAGAAAGATTTATCTTAAAGGCTCTGATAGACCAGATACACTTCGAGGAGTAGGTCTAGAGTATGTAGTTTTAGATGAGTACGCCAGTATGAAACCAGAAGTGTGGGAGATGATTATTAGACCTACACTGGCTGATGTTAAAGGTGGTGCTTTATTTATTGGTACACCTGCTGGTAAGAATCACTTCTATAAGTTATATGTAGATGCCATAAAGGACAAAGAGGGAGAGTGGGAGGCATTCCAGTTTAACTCAGTAGATAATCCCCTACTGGACCCTAAAGAAATAGAGACCGCTAAGAGTAGTATGTCCACACAGGCCTTTAGACAAGAGTTCGAGGCCACCTTTGAAAGCTTCAGTGGAGGTATTTTCAAGGAAGAGTGGATAAAGTACGTAGAGGACGAGAAGGACTTTAAAGAAGGTACAATAGGACACTACGTGGTCTCAGTAGACCCGGCAGGGTTTGAAGCAGCCAGTAAGGAAAGAGGTTTAAAGTCAAGTAAGCTTGATGAAACTGCAATATCAGTAGTAAAGATTGTAGGTGATGAGTGGTTAGTTAAGGATATTTACCACGGTAGGTGGGGTATTAAAGAAACTGCCACAAGAATCCTTAATGCCGCAGTAGATTGTGAGGCAGCATCAGTAGGTATTGAATCAGGTGCATTAAAGAATGCCATTATGCCTTACTTAGAAGACGAGATGAGAAGCAAGAGCAGGTGGGTTAACATAACTGATGTTACTCACGGTGGTAAAAGAAAGATTGATAGAATTACGTGGTCCCTACAAGGTAGATTAGAGCACGGTAAGATTAAATTAAGGAAGGCAGATTGGAATGGTCCCTTTATTTCACAACTAATGGACTTTCCTTCTCCACTTAGCCACGATGACTTGCTTGATTCGTTAGCTTATATAGATCAGGTAAGTGTTGCTGACTATGCTAGTAGTATTGAGTTAGATGAGTGGGAACCTATGGATGCAGTAGCAGGATATTAATGGAAAAAGACAGCTTAAGTTATAAAGACCCTATGTCACCTCTTAGAGAGTGGGTATTAGGGAGAGTAGAGAACTGGGAAGAACACAGAAACTCTAATTACTTGTCTAAGTGGGACGAATACTACCGTATATGGCGTGGTGTTTGGTCCGAGGAAGACAAGACTAGACAGTCAGAGAAGTCTCGTCTAATTTCTCCTGCTACACAACAGGCTGTTGAGGCCACAGTGGCAGAATTAGAGGAAGCTACGTTTGGTAGAGAACGTTGGTTTGACATTCAAGATGATATGTTGGATCAGGAAGGTGGAGACATAGAGTATATTCGTAAATTACTACACGAAGACTTAGAAAGAGATGGTGCTAAAGCAGCTATTGCAGAGAGTATGCTTAATGCTGCGTTATACGGAACAGGAATTGGCAAGCTAATTGTAACTGAAGAGATCGAAGTGGTCCCTACAGAGCAGCCAGTACAAGGAACACTAACAACTTCAAGAGGAACAACTGAGATACCATACATTAGTGTTAAAGTAGAGCCAGTATCTCCTAAAGAGTTTGTTATTGATCCTACTGCAACAGAGATTAAAGATGCTCTAGGCGTAGCACATATTGTTATTAAGCCTAGATATCAAATTACACAAGGAATTAAAGATGGTATATATGAAGATAAACCAATTGGTAGCTACGATAAAGCTGACTTTGGGTTCGATGATGAAAACTCCGCATCTACTGATGAGGATGATAAAGTCAAGATCGTTGAGTATTGGGGTCTCGTCCCTAAGAAGTTTCTTAAGAATAGTGCGGAAGAAACTGACCAGTTTGATTACGAAGACGATGAGTTAGTAGAAGCAGTAGTCACTATTGCTAACGATTCAGCTGTTCTAAGAGCAGTAGAGAATCCATATATGATGAAGGATAGACCATTCGTGGCCTATCAGCACGATAAAGTACCTGGTAAGTTCTGGGGTAGAGGTATAACAGAGAAAGGGTATAACCCACAGAAGGCTTTAGATGCAGAGTTAAGAGCACGTATTGATACTTTAGCGTTAACTACACACCCTATGATGGGATTAGATGCAACTAGACTGCCTCGTGGCACTAAGTTTGACATCAGGCCAGGTAAGACTATTCTTACTAATGGTGATCCTAAATCCGTTTTGATGCCGTTGAACTTCGGTAGTCTAGCCAACTCTACCTTCACAGAAACCGCAGAGCTAGAAAGAATGGTTCAAATGGGCACAGGTGCTATGGATACTGCCAATAGCAATATGTCCAACCCTCGAAACTCTACCGCCTCAGGAATGAGTATGTTACAGGCGGCATCAATTAAACGCCAGAAGAGAACTTTAATGAACTTCCAGGACAGTTTCTTAGTCCCTATGATTAATAAAGTAGCTTGGAGAAAGATACAATTTGATCCACAGAGATACCCAGTAACAGATTATAAGTTTTTACCTTATAGCTCTCTAGGCATTATGGCTAAAGAATTGGAGACTACTCAGATGATTCAGATGTTAAGTATGGTACCACAAAGCTCTCCAGCTTTTGGTGTTATCCTAACTAGTATCTTTGAGAACAGTTCTCTTAATAATAGAGATGAGTTAGTAGCGGCAGTACAACAGATGTTACAACCAAATCCTCAAGCACAACAAGCACAGCAGATAGAACTACAAAAGGCTATGCTGGAAAATGCTGAGCTAGAAGCAGAGATTGGTAAGCTATATGCTCAAACACAGAAATTACAAGTAGATGCAGGTGATAAAGTATCTCAAGAAGCACTAGCTAAGAAACAGTTAGAGTTAGCTGAGAAGATGGCTAAGCTTGAGCACACACGTTCAGAGACTATGAGAAATATTCCTGAAGTTGAACACCTACAATCAGAAACACTACTTAACCTAGCTAAGGCAAGAGTAGCGTGACGGATAAAGAATTACTCGAGAAACGTTTAGATTTATTTCAACACGATGGCTGGCGAGGACTCACTGAAGAGTTCTCACAACTAGCAGAATCGTTAGAGAAAATCTATGATATCGAGGACCTAAACACTTTACACTTACGTAAAGGACAGGTGTCTTTCCTAAATATGTTTGTTAATATGGAAGAAAGCACCAAACTAGCGTTGGACAATCTAGACGAATAGACTAGCCCCAACATTTTATAAATCCACAATCTTATTATAAGACGGAGAAAGCAATATGAGTAGCAGAGTAGTTGACCCTGAGGTCGTAGAACAAGAAGAAGTAAACGAAGTAACACTGGAAGATACGTTAGATAATACCGTTGAACCAGTAGAAGAGATAGAAGCGGTTTCAGAAGAACCAGAACTTCCATCTAAATTCCAAGGAAAGTCCGCAGCTGATATAGCTGATGCTTACGAAAACCTAGAGAAAGAATTAGGACGTAAGGGACAGGAAATTGGAGAGTTACGTAAATTAACTGATACATATCTACAACAACAGTTAAGCCAACCAACAACAGATACTACCAGCACAGAACCAGAGATGGACTTCTATGATAACCCCGAGGATTCGGTAAGGAGAATTATAGAGAATCATCCAAAGTTCAAAGAGTTTTCTGCACAGACACAACAGCAACAAGCTAGTATGACTGCACAGCAACTTGAGAAGACACATCCTGACTTCCAAAAAATCATTAGTGATGGAGGATTTCAGGAGTGGATTAGTGGAAGTAAGATACGACAGCGACTGTATCAAGAAGCGGACCAATATAACTTTGATGCTGCAGATGAACTAATTACGAATTGGAAAGAACGTCAAATGATTTCCAAGACACAAGAGGTTAATGCGGAACAAGAGTCTAATAGGAAGGAAGCTTTAAAGACAGGCAACGGAGTATCACGTGCTTCTGGTGAATCCACAGCAGGTAAAAAAATCTACCGTAGGGCTGATTTAATACGTTTAAAACAAACCGACCCTAGACGATATGATTCACTGGCAGATGAAATACTGGCTGCATATGCTGAAGGGCGGGTAAAATAATAATAATAAGAGGAAAGTAAAATGGCAACAGGTGTAATTGGAACAAATAACCAAACAGCAAAGGGAGGCTCAGGTGTAGCGGCAACGTTCGTACCTGAACTATGGTCTGATGAAGTAATCGCAGGCTACAAAAAGAATCTAGTAATTGCTAATCTAGTAACTACTATTAATCATAAGGGTAAGAAAGGTGATAACATTCACATTCCTACTCCAGTACGTGGATCAGCTACTTCTAAAGCAGTTAATACACAAGTTAAGATTCAAGATGATACACACGGTGTAACTTCTGTATCTATTGATAAGCACTATGAATACTCAGTGTTGATTGAAGACATCGTAGAAGTACAAGGTCTATCTTCATTACGTAAGTTCTATACTGATGATGCTGGTTATGCACTAGCTACTCAAGTAGACACGGACTTGTTTAATGCGGCAGCTAACTTGAATAGTGGTAATGGTACTACTGGTACTGCTGGTTGGAATAAGGCACAGGTGTTTTCAACGGCTGGTGTTCTAGCTGATTGGGACCGTACTGCTTCAACAAGTGCTGGTAATGCAATCTCTCTAGCTTCTGGTGGTGATGCAGCTATCCGTGGTATGATTGAAAAGTTAGACTTAGCTGACGTACCACAAGATGGTCGTGCTTTTGTTTTAACTCCACGTCAGTACACTGACCTATTAGGCCTTTCTCGTTTCACTGAGCAAGCTTATATTGGTTCAGGTGATGCAATCAAGACTGGTAAAGTTGGTATGATTTATGGTGTAGATGTTTACATCACAAACAATATGGGAACTACTACTTCGTTAGGAACTACTGTTCACGATATCGGCCTATTGCTACACAAAGATGCGTTAGCGTTAGCTGAGCAGATGGGTGTACGTTCACAGACTCAGTATAAGCAAGAGCACTTAGGTGACTTGTTTACTTCTGATACTATATATGGTGTGGGTGAATTACGTAATACTTCTGGCTTTGCGTTTGTAACTGACAGATAGTAGTTAGTTAAACTCTACCCCTTCACTTAAAACCTGAGGGGGTTTTGTTTAACTAATTATAATAGATTATGCTAATACAAGACTTATTTGAAGATAGTTCTTTAAGCTTAGAACTTGAAAAGATTAAAGAGAAGATAGCTCAACTCTATAATCAGATGATAGAGAAGGCCTATAGATTAGAGAACCCAGGGGCCTCACCTGAGGACATAGAGGCTTTTCTTGAAGAGAATAGTCTTGAGTTTGCTCAGGAAGAGAGTGGTTTAGAAGAAGAAATAGATAGCCTAGATAATATGTTGGAAGATTTACTAGACCCAACAGATGATTTAGACCCAGTAACAGAGAAATCTTATTCCAATCCTACAGTAGAGACAGGTAAGGAATTAAAGTCTAAGACTAATGAGAAAGGTAATGTACCCCTCACAACTAATCTCCCGGAACCTAAAGGACTAATGTCTACTCCTGCTGATGTAAAGAGAGAAGTACATACACAGAAGGTAGAGATTCAAAGAGGGAAACAGAAGACAAGTAAACTACATAGTAGACCAGACTTTTCTAATATAGGCCCACTAGTAGAGCATATTCAATCTAAACTAGCTGGTCTTAAACAAAGGCAACAGATAGGCAGGAAACAGATGGAGGATAGATTATAATGGGTAAAGCAAAGATGTCTAGACTTGTTAAAAAATTTCCTAAAGTAGCTAGACTACACTGGAAGAAAAAGAAATTATTAACTATATTAGCTAATAGAAGACAAGAAGAAAGATTCACAGACCCTGTATTCACAACTGCACAGGAAATTTTAGCAGAGAATGGTTCTTATATCTTAGCAGAACACACACCATACGCATACATTATAACGGAGTAACAGATGGCAACTACAAAAGTATCCTTATTAACAGCAAAGACAACCCCAACAGGTACAGAGGAATTATTAATTAACGATGGTGGTACTTCTAAGAAGATTACACAAACCAACTTACTGAGTACAGCACTACCTCTAGCAGGTGGTACTATGACTGGCAATATAACGCTAGGCACTAATACAATTGATGGCTTAGAGATTAACACAACAGCAACAAATAACCTAGGACTAGGCACAGGTACGGTAGATAGTATTACTACTGGTGATTATAATGTAGGTGTTGGTGATTATGCTTTGTCTAGCGTTGATGCTGGTTCTAATAATACAGCAATTGGTTACGTTACGCTTAACACCACTACATCAGGTAATGGGAATACATCTGCTGGTTTCTATTCTTTAGTTGTTAATACCGCAGGTTCTTATAATGTAGCTTCTGGTTTCAAGGCTTTACAGGCTAACACCACAGCTAGTGGTAATACAGGCATAGGTTATTATGCTTTAGCAGGTAATACCACTGGTATTAATAACGTAGCACTAGGATACCAAGCAGGTACCACCAACACCACAGGTTCATCTAACATAATTATTGGTGATACTGTAAACGCTCCATCAGCTACCGCTAGTAACCAGTTGAATATTGGTAATACTATTTATGGTGATACTAGTACGGGTAAAGTAGGTATTGGTACTACGAGCCCAGAAAGTGTTGTAAATATTAAGACTACAAAGACTGTAGCACTTTCTGCAGCAGCTCATTTCTTAACACTCGGATTAACAATAGATGACAGCACAGCTTATGATACTGAGGGTGGAGGTGGTGGAATAGCATTCAGAAGCCCTAGAAACAGTATTGGAACACAAACTGTTTATGCTGCTATTGATGGAGCTAAAGAAGGAACTGCCAGTAGTGGATATACAGGCGCATTAAAATTTTATACTAATAATAATGCAACAGGTATTCCTACTGAACATTTGCGTATAACCTCAGCAGGTGACGTAAAAGTAAACACTGGCAACCTAGTAATAGGAACATCTGGCAAAGGTATTGACTTCTCTGCAGCTACACCTGATGGAACTGGTTCTACTGGCTCTGAGGTCTTAGATGACTATGAGGAGGGTACTTGGACTCCAGAACTTGTAAATGGTACAAGCATAACGTACAGCAGTCAATCGGGGAAATACGTAAAGATAGGTAGTGTCGTACACGTTGAATGTTACATTAATGTGTCTAATTCAAGCACAGGAGACGGTAGTAATGTTGCAGTAAGTGGCTTGCCATATAGTGTAGATATACTGAGTGGTTCAGCTTGCCCTACCTTTGGCATTAACATATACGATAATACTTTTCTGGACATAGCTACACACGGAGCGGCACACCTTAATTTTCTATCCACAGCGTTAGTTTTGGACTTCACTTATTCGCAATGTAATACGAGTGGCAAACTAAAAATGTCCGCAACATATAGAGTTTAACAATATAGGAGAAGCATAATGGCTTTAGTAAAGAAAACGGTAGTAGATAAAGTAGAAACCCTTGAAAACGGTACTATTCAAGTACGCACAGCAACAAGAATTGATGAGGACGGTACAGTATTATCTTCATCATTCCATCGTCATACCTTGTCACCTGGACAAGACCTAACTAATGAAGACCCTAAAGTAGTAGCTATCGCTTCTGCTGTATGGACACCAGCAGTAATAGCAGCTTATGAAGCTATGTTAGCTGAACAGGCACTAGGAGAATAATATGTCAGAAGTAATATTAGAAGTACCATCAACAGAAGAAATCGCACAACATTACTCAGCAATGGGTGACAGTGTAGACCTAATCAACGCAGGA